CTACAATGGCATCCTAATAATAGACAATGGTACGGCTATGGATGGATCAAGGAGCTAGGAGGCGACAATATAGCCAATGAGCTTAACGATATTAGAAAACAGGCTATAACAGAGATTAAAACCCTTAATTTATGGAATACTTAACATGAAGCTAAACATAGAAATTAATTTAGACAATGAAGCTTATGGGGATACTTTAGGTTGGGAGCTAGGGGAAAACCTACAGTATGTCATAGAGCGTATAGGGCATGGCATTAAGGACGGATCTATACATGACACTAACGGTAATAAAACTGGACAATGGAGCATTCAGAATGAAGACTAAGAGTTGTAAATGCGATCCGTACTATACCTGTAAAGCTTGCCGAAGGACTGATATATATACTTATGATCAAATTGGAGCTATACTGGGCATTAGTCATCAAGCTGTATGGGAAATTGAAAAAAGGGCTATCAATAAGCTTAGAAATAATTTATACTTACTGGGTTACAATTCACTTGAGGAGATTTTATAACATGGGTACATCAATGCATGATAGATATTATGAGCCGGAGGATGACGATTACGAAGATATGGAGGACTATATAGAGGACTATGTTAAGTTTGAAATGCGTAAGGGAGGCGATTTAGACCCTATGGAAGCGGATAATTTTGCTGAAGCCGTAAGCCAGTTAAGATTACCGGAAGAGCTGGTAAGCTGGGACGATGCGACGCAAGAACAAAAGGACGCTATAACAGAATACTGGGACGATATCGCTAGACACTTAGGCGAAGAGTCTTATTTTGCTAATTTATAAGGATTTCACATTATGAAATATGAACATAACTACTATGTAAACGGTTTTCCCTTTGATTGCTATAATGAAGCCCGTCAATACGCTGATTTTCTATTGGAATGGAAAAGGGTTTATAAGTGTGTTTTTACTAAGGCGGAGATGAACTCTATGGAGAAGGAGGACGCTAAAGCCTATTTTGATTTCAAGAAAATACAGGGCTTAGGAGGAGATGAAGAGAAAAGTGAAGGCTAGGTATTAACTGGTAGTAGAAAACGGCTAAAAAGCCCCTTAAAATCGATTTTGGAGGTATTATGAGATGCTATTGTTGCAATAAAGCGTTGTCCGATTATGAAGCGACACGTAAGAGCGTACAAACTGGGCAATTCTTAGATATGTGTAATAAGTGTTATGGTTCGATTTCTAGTGAGATCTTATCGATAGAGCGTACCGATTTACGACACGAGGATGAAGATGATGAATTTCACGATATGAAAAAAGATGATTATTTCACTATGTGGAATGATAGACCTTTAGAGGATAACTAAAATGGACTATAATTCTCTGAAGACGAAGACGTTGTTGAAGTTAAAAACAACATATAAAGTAAAAACACTATATAAGTTATCTTTAAAGTATAAGGGGTCTCTATGAATGAAGATCGTTTTAACTCAGAAAATGCTTGGTATCATTTTGCTTTAGGCGATATTGCTCAGGCGATTGCCCTATATGGTATTGATGTCGTTATGACAGATATTTATGATAAGGTCGAGATAGCAAATATGTCTCTCGAAAAACAACATGGATGATAAATACGTATTGCTATGTGAGAAGTGTGCTAAGGATATTGGCATATCTCCAGAGGAGCTAAGTAACGCTATCATGCTCCCTAAGCCACTAACAGATGATGAGATCATTCAAGCCTATGCAGATATGGAAGGCATGGGGATTTTGAAGTTTGCTAGGACGCTAGAAAAGATACATGGGATCTTATGACGAGCCAATTTATAAAACATATTCCATGCAACAAGTGTGGCTCTAGTGATGGTAATTCGTTATATGACGATGACCATGAATATTGCCACGTATGTCAAACCTATGTAGACGGAAATGGTCTAAATATTGACCAAGTGAGTAAACCTAAACCTATGAGAAATTTTACTAATTATGACAATCTTACTAGCGGTGCTATCAGTGATCGTGGCATTACTTACAATACTGCGTTAGCCTATGGAGTACGACAAGATGATAAGAATCACTATTATCCTTATTATGATGCTGATAATTCTATCGCAGGTCTCAAAGTGCGTACTGTCGCAGATAAATCCTTCAGTATTCAAGGTGACTGGAAAGCCACTACTTTATTCGGACAAAAAGTTTGCTAAAGGTGGTCGTAACGTCACAATCCACGAGGGCGAATTAGACGCTCTGGCAGGTTTTCAGATGGCAGGTAGTAAGTATCCCCATGTCTCTGTTAAAAACGGTGCTAGTGCTGCTCTAAAGGACTGTAAGGCACAGTATGAATGGTTAGAAAGCTTCGAGACAATATACTTGTCTTTTGATAGTGATGAAGCAGGTACAAAAGCAGTTAATGAAGTGGCTGAGCTATTCGGATCTAAATGTAAAATCATTAAACACTTGACAGGGTATAAAGATGCTTGTGACTATCTCAAAGGTGGTAAGAGTTCAGAGTATGTTAACTTATGGTGGTCGGCAGAACAGTGGACACCAGACGGGATCATCGCAGGGTCATCACTCTGGGACGAAGTCACCAAGCCAGTCGAGAAGTCACTTGCCTTGTATCCTTGGGATGGAGTCAACGAACTCACTTATGGAATTAGACCTGCTGAACTCATCACAGTCACTGCTGGATCAGGTCTTGGTAAGTCACAATTCCTTAGAGAAATTCTTTGGCACTTGCTTAAGACCACAGACGGACGTATAGGCTGTATGTTTATGGAGGAATCAGTTAGTAAGACTGCTAAGTCCATTATGTCCTTGTACGCTAATAAGCCACTACACTTACCTAGTACGCAGGTATCTCATGAGGAATTGAAAGATGCATTCGACAACACTTTGGCTACTGATCGCTTATTCTTTTGGGATAACTTTGGTAGCACTGACATTGATAACGTCATTAATCGCATTCGTTACTTCGCTAAAGCATCAGACTGCAAGTATGTATTTCTTGATCACATTAGTATGGTTGTTAGTGCTCAGTCAAATGGTGATGAGCGTAAGAGCATTGATGAGCTAATGACTAAACTTCGTATGCTTGTGCAAGAGACTGGTATTTGCTTAATTGCAGTATCGCACCTGAAGCGTCCTGAATCAAAAGGACACGAAGAGGGAGCTGCAACGTCCTTGTCACAACTTCGTGGCTCTGGAAGTATTGCTCAGCTATCTGACATTGTTATCGGACTGGTTCGTAATGCACAAGCAGATGATCCTATTGAGCGTAACACGACACGTGTGAGCATACTTAAGAATCGCTTTGCTGGACTCACAAGTCCTCACTGTGCTTCGTTATTATACAATCGTGATACCGGACGTATGTTGGAGATTAAAGATGAACTTTAAAATCGTGTGTATAGTGTGTATAGCTTTACTTATGGGTGCTTATGGCATGAAGATCTACTATGACATTCAGTTTTTAGACTGTCACGATTTTAGCACTAAGCACACAATCTGGAAAGGTTTTCTCGCACGTGATGCTGATGGAGATGTACGTTGCTTTTGGTTAGAACAATCTTACCCTAATAGAGTACGTCAAGGAGTTCCATTATGAGTTTTGATATTATGACTAAGGAGGGTATGAGAGTAACTCAATGGTTTACTTCAATAGATGAACTGCTTAAGTCTATGCTTTCTAATCCTGAAGATAGATATTGGAGGAATACATGAGTGAATATATACCTGACTTATGGACTATAGTTAGAATCACCAGCAAAGAACACCCAAAGATTGATAAGGTAGTTGGGTCTTGGTACGGAGGCTATGGAGGTAGTAACTCTTGGAGAATGAATAGCGGTATTGAGAAGATTATAGAGCATGAGTTATATTATGATGTCATAGGATACTCTGGCAGTATATATAAATGCTTTAAAAACTCACAAGGATGTAGTGCTTATACTAAAATGGTGCTGGATAATATGGCTACACAGCTCGAAGAGGGTGGTTTAGGGATGATGCGAGTAATTACTATTAAAGAGGCTATTGATGGTTTGGAAATGCCCACCACTACACCTACCGAACTGGAATAACTTATGGAAATGGAAAACAGAAATGAATGAACATGAAGAACTAAAAGCTGCAGTGCGTAGTTTCTTTAATGACTACTTAGACCAGCGAGAAGAATCAGATAGTGGTAGAGTGTTTGCACCGATAGCAATATCAAATTGTCGTTGTATGACACTAGATCCGATGAGTAAACTGATGACAAAGATGAGAGAGTTATCAGGAGCTAAACCACCACCAAAGAGGGAAGAATAATGATTAATGAACATGATATTGAAGACCACGAGTGTGCATTGTATGAACTACGTAAAGGTGATAAGTTTAATATTATTGACGATGAGCTTAAAGTACCAGTAGCACACGACGCAGTAGACTTAACAGCAGAGTATTGGTTTGGACATATCGACGGTATGTATAGTTTTTGTAAAGACCCTGAAGGGAATATTGTACATTTTGCAGCATGGACGAAAGTGAGGAAAGTATGAAGGTAGAAGATTTAATTGAAGCACTTGATCAACGTTATGGCAATCCTTATACTGCTAAGGAAAACGCATTGATTCAACAAGCTATTAAACAGTTAAAAGAGTTTAATGAAATGTTTTACGCACCAGTTAAGACTTATACTGGCGGAGAGCCACACTATGTTACTAAAGGAAATCAAGATGAAAACTGCAATGGTAAGTAA